GCGCCGATGGGCGTGACCTTGGTCTCGCCAACCGGAAGGGGCTCAGGCGCGGGCTCAGGCGGGGCCTTAGCAGGCTCAATGACCTGCGGGGTGATCTCCGTAGCCTTGCCGGCCGGAACAGGCTGTGTGCGCTCCTGCGCGGCCGCAGCTTCGGTTTGGGCTTGAGCCTGCTGGCGGCGGGCCAAGACAGCCTCAGGCGTCAGCATCGCGGCGTTCGTCGGCGCGTTTGGTGACACCTCCGCCGGCGCGCCCGTGACCATTGCCTCGGGCAGGCCTGGGCGGCCAGGGACAGGCGGGATCTGCTGGCCGCCGCGCGTCCGCATGTCCGTCGGAGACCCGGTCGTCGCCGTCGGCTCGCCGACAGCGCGCACCAGGCCCGTTGGCTCGATGCCAGCGGGGGGCGGCGCGCCGCCGGCGCCGGGGGTCGTTTCCCAGTTTGGAGTCAGTTCCTCGCCGGCCAGCGTTGGCGGCGGCGGCCGGCCGCCACGAGGTTGAGGGATCCCCTCAAACCCTTCACCCATCGTCGGCGGAACTTCTGGACCTTTGGGCACCGGCGCTTCGCGCTTTGCCTGCCGTTCAGCCAACCACTTGACGAAGCGCGGCCCCGCCAGGTTGTAGAGTCCAGAACCCGCCCAGATGCCTGCCGTGGCGGGAAGGCTCACATTGGCCGCGCCGGCGCCGGCGATGAGTTGGCCCGCACGGTAGACCATCCCCCGCTCTGCCGTCAGCGAACTGGGCATCTCCTTGAGGATCTCCTGCCCCAGGCGCGCGTAGTCCCCGACCTCGCCGGCATCTCCCCGGGCCATCCGGTTCTTCTTGGCCAGCGTGTTCGTGACAACGGACTTCAGCGCCGCGGGCGGGAAGTCTCCGTTCGGAAAACGTGACAGTAGGGGTTGCAGGGTCTTGCTGATGGCATAGGACTTGCGCGCAGCAAGCAGCGCAGGCATGTCACCTTCTGGGGCATGTTCTGCCAGCGCATCGTCCAGTTGCTTCACCACCCGGTCGAGCGCATTGGCAAGGTCGCCTTTGGCTCCTCGTGCAGCGCGCTCCTGCGTCTGGATCTCGGTACGCAGTTTGCGCAACGTGGTCCCCGGCACAACCCCACCGTTCTGGTCGGCTGCGGTCTTCAGATCAGCCGCCCATGACGCGACGACGCCCTGCACGTCTGGCGTGTCGTGGCGGGCTGCGCGGGCCAGATCCCCGAAGGTCTCATAGGGCACGTCCGTGCGGGCAGCAATCTCTCCGATGCGGGCGCCCGCAGCGTCCTGCAGATTGGCAAACGTATCGGAATCCAGAACGGTAGCGTCTGTGTTTGGGTCGATCAGTTTCGAGAGCCGCTTGCTGAAACCTTCACGACGGGCCTTGTTCAACGACGCGCCGCCGGCCAGGGGGACAGCTTCAGCGCCTTCGCCCAGCAGTTTCAGGAACCGGTTGCCGATGCCGGCATTGCCAGCCAACTGATGCGGGCTGACCGGGATGCCAGCTTCGGTTGCAGCCTGCACATGCTTCAGGTTTGTCTTGCTGAGTTCGGGCAGCACGATATCGCCGGTCTTCTCGGCAGCGCGCCGGCCGACATCGCTGACGGCTTGCAGCGCTGGGGCCATGCCGCCCTCGGGGCCGAAATGCCGGACACCAGCCAACCCCGCCACCGCCGGCAACTGTTCCATCACCGGGTTGACGTACTGTTCGAGCAGTTGCTGCCCGTACTGCGACGGGGGCTGGTAGGTGACCTTGCTGAGTCTATTGGCGACGACCCCCTCCCCGCTAGTGAGTGGCGGAAGTTCTGCGTTTTTCGGGACGTTGCGTGACTGGCGGTCGATCATCGTCGTTACGCGACCCGTCAGTTCCCCGGCCCCCGTTGCCAGCGCTTCGAGTCCCCCGGCAGCAATTCCAGGCAGGAAGTTGGTGATGCCCGTGGCGACACTCAGCGCGGCCTGTACTGCACCTTCGACCTTCTGCCCGACGTTGAACTCGGGCGGGGGCGTCGGCGATGTCCGCGCGCCAGGCGCAACGGGAACCTGCCAGCCCGTGCCGGGCAAGCCGGGTTTCACACGGACAGCGGGGGCAGCGACTGGCGCGGTCGAGACGACATCCCAGTCGGATACCGGCTTCTCCTCGACGACATCCCACTCGGAAGCGGCCATTACTGCACCTGTACTGGTTGCCCGTTCTTCAGCGTCCAGCGTTGCTTATTCCCAAACGTCGTGACCTGATTCTCCTTGAGTTGAGCGAGCGCGGCGGGCGGCAGTGCTACCGACGCAGCAGCGGCGGGCGCGGGCGCAGATACGGCGTTCAGCGCTGTGCCGACAGGGCCGGCCCTCGCGCGCTCTCGCTTGAGTGCAGCGATGTCACTGGTGGCACGCTCCACGGCAGATTCAAAGGGCTTGCGCTGTTCACTGTTCAGCGAGGGGGAAACACCGGCCAGATTCTTCTGTGCTTCGGCCAGACGTTGATTGGCCGCGGCGGTCTCATCATCGAGAATCCGGACCGACTCACTGTTTCTGTTCGCCTGATCACTCGGCGAGACACGCGACTCCGGTGCCGCGCGAGCCGCTGCGGCCGCGCCGGATTGCACTGGGCCTGTGGGCGCCGGCGGCGCCAGACGGCCCGGAATAAGGTCATCGACCACCGTGCGAGACTTCGGGGACAGCAGGTTCGGGTAGCCTGTAGTGGTCCCCATCCCGCGCTTCCACTGATCGTCAAGCGCGTCGATACGGGAGGCCAACAGATCGGCAGCAGTAGCCAGCGCCCCTTTCTGTGCTGCTGGCGACAGGTTGGAATTGAACTTTTCTTGCCAGTTGCGAGCTTCGATCTCCGACGCACCGACCTGACGGAACACGCGCATCAGTTCGTCACCAACAGCCGTCCGAGCAAGATCGACGTTGTTGACCCTTGGGTCTCCAAGTTCGCTGGCGACTGTATTTAGGACAGCGTTGACCTTCTTGATATCGTTGTTCTTCTGCGCCTCGAAGAGATCCTGCAAGGAAGCCAAGTGACCGATGGCTGTGTTGATGGCAGTGACGTTGCGCGCGGCGACGCCAGACGTGAAGTCCTTGCGGACCCCTAGCTTCGTCGTGTAGTCTTGCTGGTTGTAGCCCGCGTCGAACTGCGCAACAGCGGCGGTGATTGCTTCACGCCTTCCGTTTCTGACGCTGACGTTCTCCATTTTCGACCGCCCTTCCACGATAGACCGTACTGTGGTCTGGTCTTGGGGCTCGAGCGTGGCAAGAAACTCTTGCCCGGTCTTCGTGAAGTCAGCCCCCGGCAGCAGTACCCCACCGCTCGCAGCCTTTGGCGGTGTCTTCCACAGTACGTCAGCGCGTGCCTTGAGAACGTCGATGTTCGCCCGGGTAGCTTCATCTTGCAGCGCGGTCGTGCGCTTCGGGGCGCCTGGGAAGACGCCCATGTCTTGCATCTTCAGGGCGGCATCCGCATCCGTCATACCGTTCTCGACCGCGTACCGATGAATGGCCGTCATCTTCGCCGTTGTCTGATCCATCTTCAAACCGGCGCCCCGCGTTGTGGCGATAGCCCGCAGTCGATCAAGGTTGGCGTCGTTCTCAGCCTTTGTTTCCTTGCTGCCAGCAGCCAGCTTGGCGGCCAGTCCCGGGTGCCCGAACGCCGTATCGAGAGTGGACATGTGCCGCATACGCTCGATGGCCTGCTGGATGCTGATCGGAACGATCTTGCCCTCTACGCTGCCGTCATCGGTCATTGGGGCGTCATAGTGCAGGTTCTGTCCGTCGGGGCCGATCTGGTCTGTGACGACCCGAACGATAGGAAGCATTTGATCGGGGTCGCCTTCAGCCCCGTTCTGCGCCAGCGCGGGAACGGCGTCGACGATGCTCTTGGAAACGATGTTGCCGCCATGCGCGCTGGGCTGACCGATGCCGCGCTTGAGTTCTGGTGTCATCAGCACGTTGAGCGACCGCAGGGCCAACGGCATGTTGTTCGATGAAAGCGCGGTGTTCGCGTCCTTGATGGCCTGTGGAACTTGCGCCCACTCTTCGTCCTTCATCCCCGTCATGGCTGCGCGCATCCGGGCCAGATCAGCCCCCGATACCTGATTGATCTGAATATCACCGTTGAGCAGCCGTGCTGCCATATCCCTCTGCTGTTGCCGCCAACCCTGCGCGATCTTGAGCGCCTGCGCATGTCTGGAGCCCAGTTCAGGAGTGAGCGTGCCGCCACCGGCTTCAAGCATAGCGGCTTCTTTTTCCACATCCTCCAACTCCGCCGACGCGGCCTTCATCCCGAACTCGACGTTGGCACGCTCGTTGGCTTCTCCGGTAGTCTTCTCGAGGAACGTCTGGTGCCGTTGGGCGGCCGCATCCTGCGCCTGCTGCCGGCGATCGGCGATGTCTGTCCGCCGACGTGCGTCCGCCTCGGCGTCGGCCTTCAAGCCCATGCCGAAGCCGGACTCGATCCCCTGTACCGCTGCGTTGTAGATGCCGGCCATGTTGGTTCCTCAGTGGCTGAACAGGCCGCCGGCCAGCGCACCGAGCGCACCGCCGATCAGGGCGCCGATCGGGCCGCCAGCGGTGCCGTAGCTGGCGCCCATCGCCATGCCGCCCATCGCGCCCAGCGTCGAGCCCAACTGGATCTTGCCCTGCTTCTCGGCCTGCGCGTTCTGCTCGTTCGCGATCTTGCGCTTGTTTTCTTGTTCGGCCGCACTGCCCAGTTCGAGCATCGCCTGCCGCTTCTGGTCAGTGCCGTAGCTGGCCAGCGATGCGCCGATGCCGTAGCCTTCACCGCCGAAGCCACCTCGAGGTGCGAAGTTGGGCATGTCAGCCTCCCATGTTCTGACCAGCGATCGGGGCGGGATTCCCAAGGATCGAGGACTGCCGGTTCCTTGTGATCAGACCCGCCATGTTCTGCGCACCCACGTCGGCGAGTGATTTGCTCAGGCCATAGGACTTCTGCTGCGCCTGCTGCTGCTCGGGGGTCAACGTGACACCCAGGCCCGCCAGGTGGCGCGCTGTAGCCCCTTGCTGCGCATTGAACGAGTCGTTGACGTTAGTGCTGGCCTGTGCCATCGCTGTCGTCGCCACGGCGGGATCCGTGGCGTACTTGATCAACTGGTTCTCGATCGGCACGAAGGTGCTGACGTAGGTCGCCCACTGGTCGCGTGTGAGCGCCGCGTAGGTGTCGCCGGCGTAGGTCTTCGACGACGTGTTGACGCCGTAGATGTTGTTCGTGCCTTCGGGCTGCGAACTCTTTTTGCCGAAAGCACTGGGGATGATCGCGCCAGTCAACCCCTTCAGGACGTTATTGCTGCCACCGCCAGCGACTGCTGGCGTGACATAGGAGAGAGGATCGACCATGTCAGCCTCCTGCCCAAGCAGACGGGTTGTTCACCCGAGACCCATCGGGACCGGTGTAGCCTCCCGGAACCGAGCCAAAACCTGTGGGCGCTGATGGCTGGCCTAAAGCCTTGAACCCCTGCTGCATCCCATAGCCGGCGAACTGCGCTCCCAAGCCAACCTGAGTCGCCCGAGTCTGCGCCGCTATCGATGCGTCCGACGCTGCCTGCGCGCCACTCATCGACGCCTGCTCGGCCAACTGGTTGCCGACCTGCACGCGCTCGCCGCGGCCCGTCGCCATGAGAGAGGCGAGTCCCTTGGTGTAGGCGTCATCGACCTGCTGGTCAGCCATCGTGATGCCCAGTCCGCGAGACTTGGCTTTGTCTTCGCCGACCCCCGTGGCAGCCATGTCGAAGCTGCCGGATCCAGGCATCGCGCCAGCATTGGTGCGAGCGGACTCCACCTTCTTCTGCGCAGCGTCGAACGCGATCGCGTTGTCGGTGGTCGCGCGTCCGGTGGCGCCGAGACGCTCTTGGGAACCCGGCTTGCCCATCGACTGAATCTGCTCCGACAAGCGCTGCTGGACGGGAAGCCAGCGCTGCTTGTAGTCCGCCATGAGGTTCATGGCGTGCTCGACCTGAGCTCGCTGTTGCGGGGTCTCCGCGATCTGCCCTTTTCCGCCACTCATCGTGTCGCCCTCACGAACTCGTCCGATCCGCGACGGTGCCATGCTGGCCTGAGCCGTCGTCCCCAACCTCTGCGCCTTGACTGGAAGGCAATTTGGCTGGCGCCCAGATCGAACGCGATGTGATCGAGTTCGGCGTCCTGCCTCTCGTATGCGCCGTGCCTGAAGGCCACGCCTAGCCACACGAAAAGCTCAAGAGCGTCCCCGTGGTAGCGGAGGTCGAAGACGAGCATCCCGTCCTCGCACGCCACGCACATTACTTGCTCTGCGGCGCATTTTGCCTCAAGTTCCCTGATTTCGGAAGCGGTCGCGATGCCGGGGCGCAGATTGGCGCAGGCGTGCCCGATGAAGCGCGGCTCCTCGATGGTGAATGCGGTGTTGGAGATCACGGTTCAATCACGCATACGAACGGGGGGTGAAAGATCCGCTGTATTTCTGCGTTCCCTTGCAGATAGCAACTTCACCAAATAGAGCAGATATGCGACAGGTTCTAAAAGATGAATTCCCTATTGTCATAGCTCTGGTGGCCTGTAAGTCGACGGCAGTAGAGTTTGAACTTTCCTGGTTACCGTTGACAAACTGAAGTAAATTCCCCGTGGTGGCGGGTGAAGACCACGCTAAACTGTAGTCTGTCGTGTCAACGATCGACGCCCCCGTATCTCCGATAACAGATGTTCCGTTAAACCAAGAAATATGGTGTGGAACGGGACTGTTTATTCCGCAAGCGTGCGGCGTGCTAACACTGGGTCTAAAATCTACAACCGAGTTAAAGTGCGTTGTTTGGAGCCCGTTAGTATGCAGAAAAACTTCCACCGTCCACGGAGCTGTGCCAAATCCAAACACTGCATCTGACGCCGCGGTTAAGAATACGTCATCGTTAGGGAAGTCCATACAGGGGTGTCCGTGAAACAGAAGCAGCGATCCCCCTACAGCCATTATCGGTTGAAAATTGGCAGTAGCTTGAGTTGCATCCTTTCCACTGCCTGATTGGTCATACCACGTTACTACGGCCAGCCCCTCCCCACCGGTAATCAAGGAGTGCAATGTGCTGGTATCACACCACCCATTAGCGTCAAAACCTACGTTCGTTTCAGTATTGGTTGAAGTATTCCGAACCTTCACACAAAAGCCAGCATAATCAGACTTGCGCTTACGCATGCTGTAGAGAGACGTTGGCCAAAACGGGTCTAAGTACCCCGCAGTGGCACCTACGAACATATACGGATCGATAATCACGGCTTGGTCCCTATCAACGTGACCTTGAGACCGGCACCCGCAATAGTCGATCCGACGGCATCGATGTCGACGGTTATCTCTGCATCATCCGCAATCGCTGAATCGCTGATAACTGGAGGCGTGGCTGCGGTCACCGTCGTCTTTTCCGACGCGTCGAAGGTCAGCTTCGTCGATATCACGGAAGTTCCACTCTCATTGACGTCCACTGTCAGCAGCGTGCCGCCGGTAGGCGCTGTCGTAACTGAAGCCCGAACCGCGGTGAGCGTAAAAGCGTAGGGCGCACGAAAGGTGACCTTCGCCACGCCGGTCGTCAGCGCGGTCGTCTCATCGCTGCACGCCACCTGAATCAATACGGGTTCTACGGCATCTGGGGGTGTAGACGCCCATGTCGTTCCGTTCGACGTGAGCACATTTCCCGTCGTGCCCGGTGCCACGAAAGTGGGCGTTCCAGTTGCGTTGCCCAGCATCACGTTGTTGGCGGTGAGCGTAGCCAGACCCGTACCGCCGTGAATGACCGGCAGCAGCCCGGTAACGCCGGCGCTCAGGTCTACGATTCCAGCGAGGTCAGCGATAGCACGCGTCGTTGTCTGGATGGTCAGACCACTCGCCGTCTGAACAGGGACACTCTCGTCGCCATTGAGGCCGCCGCTCTGTGTCGGTAATCCGTGAATGGTCGGCATGTCAGGCTCCGGTGAAGATTTCGCGGCCGGCGTCTGTCAAGAATACCCGGCCTGTATCGTCGTATAGCATCCCATCAAGATCAGTCGGAACTGTTGCCGCAATCAGCGGGTTTCCGAGTACGCCATCCGGGTAGGTTATCGTGATGTTGGCCCCGGCCTGCAGCGTGCGGACGATAAGTGCTGCGCCGCTGTGCACGACCAGACCATCTCCCCCCGCCATCAGTGCTGTCAACGCCGCATTCGCAGCTTCAGGAGCCGGTATGGCGGCGATCTGCGCTTGCAACGCGGCAAGAATTGCCGCTGTGGTGCTGGACGTCCCGCTGCTTGTAGACAGCGAGTTGATCAGCCCCTCGATGATCTCGATTCGACGCCGCGTGTTGATGACCGCGGACTGAAGCGCCCGCAAATCGACCTGATTCGGCGTGGTGATCGAAGGGGCACCGAGGCTCATGCCAACTCCGTGACGTCCTCGGCCGCCTGTGTACTGCGCACCGTTGAAGTGCCCATGAATTCGAGTTCAAACTCGGTGTAACTGTCCGCTTCCCTCAGCGTGAACTCAGTCTCGCCAGCGATCAGTACCTCATCCAACTGTACGCCATCCCCGTACACACGCAACAGCAGGTTGTCGTAGTCTCCTGCTCGAACTTGGGCCATCTGGAACCACGCCGGACGCTCAAGCAACCACAGCTTGCTGCGATACCTGTAGGTCATCAGTACTGTTGGATTGCCCTCGAACAACGCGATCGTGTGCCCATTGACTGTCGGTTGCGAACTCGGGCTGTGGGCGAGCGAAGGGTCGTCCGGCTCATTGTTCTCGTCGAGCACCAGGTACATCTTGTCTTCGATCGGATCCACGTAGGCCGCGCAGGCGTGAAACGCCATCGTCACGATGCCGAACCCGTTCGCCTTCATGTCGATGGCGTAGCACCCTCTGTTCGATCCGAAGTTCCAGAAGAGGAAGTAGATGTCGTTATACGAGACGGACCTCATGCTGCTGGGGCCCAGCGCCTGCCACTGCTCGCGGGTGAACACGCTTTCGGTCAGGTTCTTCACCTGGCCGACGCCTTGCACCGCCATGAGACCATCGGGCCCTGCGAACACGACACCGATGTTGGCCAGGTACGCGAAGCTGTTCTTGCTCGACGCAGCTTGCGGGATCTCGAACTTGCTCATGCTGTACGCCGCAGGGTCTGTGCCGCTGGCGATATACACGAAACTTTTCGTTCCGATAACGACGGTCGTGTCGACGTTACCTATACCGATGATGTCGGTGTCGGTAGTGAGCCGATTTCCGATTGGCCACGCGTGCGGATTGTTCTGCGAGGACAGGCAAAGTTGATTCTTGCTGAAGCCTGCCATCACACCGTTCGGCAGCGCCAGGATGCCGCGCAGATCATCTGGCGGCAGCGTCCAGTCGGCCGACTGCAGCACTTCACCCAACTGTGCGTCTTTGAGCGCGTCAACGTAGTCTGCAGTCGACAGCGCGATCTCTGCAACGAAGAGGAACGCGGTTCCGGTGTTGCCCGTCGCAGCGCGGTAGATCCGTTTCGTCACGATGCCATACGAACTATCTATGCCAGAAGGCAGCGAAGACGCCGTGGTGACTGTGACGCTCACCCCATCCACACGCACAACGGTATCGCTAGGGAGGCTCGGGCCGCTCTCCTCGCCGATGTCGTTGACATAGGTGTAGACGTAGCTGGTCGCAATCGTGGCCGGCACGTAGCTCGACGCCCCGCCGGCTTGGACATGGATGTTGTCGTAGTAGGTGATGTACTGGGTTGCCGCGTCATCCGGGATGGCATTCGCTACGCCGCAGTAATCGCCGCGCGCAGCGCTCACTGTCACTGTCAGGGTCTGGAGCTGCCCGCTGCCTTGGTACAGCGCAACCGTGATCGTCTGCGTGCTGTCGCTGTTGATCACCGCCTGAATCGTCATCGTGTACCAGACAGCAGCGCTTAGTGATACCGCCGGCGCGGACGCTGAAACCGAAACCCCGTACAGGCAATCCCAAGCCGTCGTTGTCAAGATCGACAATACGCCTTGGTGGACCCTCACTGCAACCCCGGCGCCTGCCACTGACGCGCCAACAATGAGTGACGCCTGCTTCACGTCTGTCGAGCCACCGAACATGAAGTCCGTGCTGGCTTGCAGTATTTGAGATGCGCCTACCCCGAAGTTCCGATACGCATAGGGGCCTTGGTTCGGGTTGTGAACCTCGTCATAGCTGAGACGGTAGCTTGGTGCGGGGTTTCCGACCCCTGCGTCTTGCGCCGCTTCTGAGTACAACCCACCGCCTGTCGCGAAGGCGGAAGTAACCCAGTTAGATGCTAGCTGGTTCCCCTCGTCAACTGGTGGATTGATAGAGAACGACGTCGGTGTCGGGTCGAGTCCTGGCACAGCTCCCGGCACGTCTTGTGGACTCGGTACGCCCAGCGGCCGCGTGATGACCGGATACGCCGAACTGCCGCTGGATGTCGCCAGGGAATAGTTCGTGAAGCGCGGCACATCCATGCCCGTGATGTACGTCCGGTACGTCGTGTCTCCCGGGATCGCGCCGCGAGCATAGTTCAGGTCGCTGTCCGACGACAACCAGACATCGTGCAGCAGGAAGATCGACTGGACGGGCCCCGTGCGCGAGAGCGCGAGCACGTTCGAGAACTGACGCCACGCAGTGAGGTCACCCGTCAGCAGGCGGCAGTTCACAGCCTCCTGCGCAGCGTTGTCCGGCAGGGCGCGCGGGGTGAGCCGGGGGGCTTCACCGCGGAAGGAGTCGATGGCTCGTTTCATGGTCGGCAGATTCCGTAGTTTGCTACCGTGGTGTCACTTCCGCCTACACCGATAGCCGCGTAGTTACCTAAATTATCGCCATCCCAGTCTATAAAGTAGGAGGGCATCGATACGTTACTTCCCGTAGCCGACCACGTAATTCCATCAGCAGAATTGAAATTGTGGGTTCCGCCGACGTCAGTTAAAAGGAACATCCCCTGCAAGAAACGCACACGCCGCCACACAGTACCCGGCGCATATACGGTATTTGAGTAGTGCCATGAAGCCCCGCCATCGATTGAATATGCAACTCTAGTGTCAGTAGCAAACGGGACTGCTACCCAAATTCCGTTACCGTATGCTATTGTAGAACAAGTGATGAACGGTAATGCTCCGCTAGCAGACCAAGTTACGCCATCGTTATTACTTACTGCTGTATCAGCAGAACTATCACCTCTAGCAGCAATAAACTTACCGCTGCCATTCGAGCCTACTACTGTCCAACTCCCGCTTGCCGGGAGGGTTCGAGCAGTAAACGTTCCGCTCGTGGTTGTGTAACACGTAGCGCTGACAAAACTAGACATAAAAACAAAGTTACTAACCCCACCGTATGCCCCCTGCACAAGGATGTGTGGGTTTCCAATCTTAGTCCATGTTTTCCCGTCTGTAGATTTCCATCCATCGATTGCGTTCATCCCGGCGAGCCACACTCCATTACCGTATGCCATCGATAGTGGGCGGAACCCGTACCCAGACTCGGAGCCGAATGCTGTAGACGACTCGTTCCAAGTAACGCCTCCATCACCGGACCAGACTGCACACGGATGCGCCGCGGACTGGATTATTCCTCCAGCTACGAATAGCCCGTTACCGTATGCCATACAGTTAAGGCTCTCTGCATTAGGTATGACGGTTGCCGCCCACACAGGACCGCGTGAGCACACAAACAAAACCGGGGGGATATTTACTTGAGCGATAGTGATGACGTTGGCCTTTTCTCCCGTACCTCGGGAGACACTGAACGCGGGACTCGTCACGATGTTCACGACACGCACGTTGCGGTCGCCAAGATCGACGCCCTCGTCCTGCCACTGCAAGTACAGCGGGAAGGCCGCCGCGGGCTCGGGCAGACGTGCAACAGGCACGATCGCGTACTCCGTGCTGTAGTCTGGCGCAGGCCCGGATGGCGCGATCTCGTTGCCGTCGTGCAGGATGTTCATAGGTTACGACGACCAGTAATCATCCGATACGCGTATGGTTTCCTCGACGTATGCGATCGACACCGGCCGCATCTCGACCGTGATCACGTTCGCCTGCTCACCCGTACCCCTCGAGCAGACGAAGCCTGCCCCCGTGAAGTTGATCACGCGAACCGGTATCGGGGGGAAGGTTGCTGCAGATGCGACCGGGAATCCCGCAATGGGAACGATCGCGTAGGTCACGACTCAGCCCAAGGTGATCGTGATCGTGTTGTCGTCCACCCCGGAACCGCCGCGGACCAGCGTGAAGCCGGCGCCCACGAAGTTGATCGTGTCCGCATTCGGCGCGCCCAAATCCACTCCGTTCCACTGGAACTGGATGTAGTTCGGGAAGTCCTCTGTGAGCGGCGGGGGAAAGCCCAGGACGGGGGTGACGCCGTAAGTCATCGCTACCTCCCCAAGACGAAGGCCCGCGGCCTGACGCGCTGCGACCCGCTGTTGTAGTTGCGTGCGACCTCAGCCTTGCCGTTGCTGATCGCGGAGTTCCAGATCGACTCGTAGTGCATCGACATCTTCTGGTCGGTCCACGGCTCGCCGGGCATCCGCAGAAGGTGCATCAGCGCGCCGGCCTCGATGCCGGTACTGTACTTCTTCAGCGGCTCGGACGGTATCTGCGCGACGCTATCCTTCGGCTGAAGAACCGCCGTCACCCTGAGCGTGTATATCTTGTCGGGGATCTGGAAGAGCGAGAACTGCCCCTCGGGGATATAGGAGTACTTGCTCGGGCGCGACGTGGGGACATTGGGGTTCCACGTTGTCGGGTCTGTCGGGTAGATTGAGAACTGGTCCGGCACGGTGCCCGAGGTATCCGTTCCACCCATCGCGGCAATCGCGATGATCTCCGTGTAGGTGTCGCTGCCCAAGCTGTAGGTCTGCTGCCCCGCTACGGTGGCTCCAGGGATGTTCACGCGCAGCCAGCGGGTCTCGGCACACCAGTCGCGCATCGCCTTCACGTAGGCCCGTCTGAGTGTCGTGCTGGGGCATCGGCGCGCAACAAGGGCGACAGGCGCCAGTTGGTCGAAGACGTTGACTTGGCTGGTCACGTGACCCCCGGTGTCTGCGACAGCTTGGGCGCCACCGCGACCTGCGCCTGGCTCTTCAGGCCGAGCGACATGCGCCAGTCGTTCATGTAGCCGGCGTACTTCGTCAGATCCTGCCTCTTGCTGTTCTTGCCGTAGCACTTGGCCAGCACGAAGTTTGTCAGCGAGCTCTGGTATGAATCTGGCACCGGCAGAGTCTCGCCACTTGACCCCGTGAGTTCGAGCGGTACTGCACCGTAGGTGATTCGGACACTCCCCGTGCCGTCGTTGGGCGGGAACACGTAGTAGCGCCGCGGCGTGCGTGGATCCGCCGCATAGTTCTCGACGTCGACCTCTTGCGTGGCCGCCGGCCAGAAGCGGTTCTCCTGCTGCAGGATCGACAGGTCGCACGGTGTGACCGCGCGGCCGCTGACTTCGTTGTCGGTGACGTCGATCAGCGCAATGCCGCCGTCCGGCAGTTCCTGCGCAATGCCGACCACGAGGGGGAAGAAGCCCTGCACCGAGTACATGTCCGGCTTCAGGAACGCCGTGGCACGTAGCGCCTCGTTGAGATAGCCCACCAGGTCCGAGTGTGACCACGTACTCCGTGCCACGTCGAGCAGCGTGGTGCTCACGCTGTCGAAGATGGTCTCGGTGGTGATCGCCATGTCACACCAGGCTGTGATCCATCTTCAGCGCACCGTGCTCTTGCGCCAGTTTGCGCAACTGCACGCGGACGGCATTGCCGTGGGTGCTCGGATCGATGGCTGTACCGTACTCGCTGGCCGCGAAGGCAATCAGTTCTTCCTTCGTCGCCGCAGCGATGTCGAAGGGTTTGATCCGCGAACTGTCCACGACAGGACGATCCGAGCCGCGGTATTCCGACTTCAGGTACGTCAAGCGATCGGCGTGCGATGCCGACAGTACGCCGTGGTACGGTCGATACTTCGGATGCACCCGCAACAGCGGCATGTTCGGCACAAGACGGCCGTCCTCGATGTTGATGAGAAAAGGAATCTTCTTGTCCTGCTGCGGACGGGTGTGCTGCGACAGGGCTGTTTCTTGCGCTTCGTTGATCATCGGTTTCTCCGGGGTGATCAGGGGCTACTTCTTGCCGAACGGCGGGGCTTTCTTGCCCTTCATCTGGCCTTTGTCGAAAGCCTCTTCCTTCTTCGAGCCTTCCTTGCCAGCCTTCTTCGGCTCCTTGTCCTTGCCGGACTTCTCGAAAGGGTTCTTGGTCGCCATAGGATTCTCCTGCGTAGCGAGTTGAAAACCGGCGCCAGGGAAGGCGCCGGTGCTCTCTTGCTACCTGGCGGTTACGCCCCGGTCGGGACTGCGTCGGTCGGGCCCATGGCCCGCTTGCCGCCGCCCTTCGGGCCACCAGCGGACTGGTTGGTCGAGATGGGCGAGTGGGGATACCGAGCCTTGGCCTTGCCGCCGGCCTTCGATTGCTCGCTCGTGATGGTGTCCGGCGGCGACTTCACGTCCATGCCGGGGCCGTAGGGGGAACTGGTCTTCATGTGAACTCTCCGGTGAATGGTCAAAGACGGATGGGGGCAAGAGCCCCCATCCTACTCCGATCAGGCCTTCCTGACGACGGCGGTGCCGACGTACTTCGGGCCGATGACCTCGAAGCCGAAGACCATCAAGCCGCGGACGATGTACCCGAAGTCGTTCGGGTTGTTGATCATCTCGCACTCGACGATCTGCGACGCGAACGTCAGGCCGGCGCTGTGCCCGAACATGACATAGCTCGCGGGCCCGGGACTGGTCTGCGACAGCAGGTTGCGCGACTGGTAGATCGTGAACCTGTCGATCTCGCCGACCTTGCCGTTGCGCAGGATCGAAACCCCGTCGCCAGCAAGAGAAGCGATGCGCAGATCGGACTTCTTGATCAGTGCCACGAACCAGGGCGGCACGACCATCCAGCGGCCTTCGTCGCTGACGTTCTGCTCGTCCATGACCGTACCGCAGTCGACGACGAACTCGACCACAGTGGTCTTGCTCACCGACACAGGGGTCGTGGAGTCGCCAAGATCGATCGTGGAGTCCACGCCGGCAAATGGGCCTTGATTGTCCGCAGACACGTCGGCCGGGATCGTCTGGAGGACGTCCTGGTCGGCGGCGATGCGCAACTGAATCGACCCGTCGTTGGCGAAGATGTCCGCCATGTCGAGGTCCGACTGCCGCATGTCGACGGTGGACAGTGCCACCGCAAACGACTTGGCCTGGTCGATCGCCAGCGTCACCGAGTTGCTTGTCGGGTACTGCGCACCCAGGCCGGCACCGATGATGTAGTTGCTGACGGTCACGTCAGGGATGGTGCGGATCTTGACCTGCGCGCCGTAGCCCGCGATCTCGCCCTCATAGTCCGTACTGGCGATCTCGCCGAACACGGTCGTCTTGTAGAACTTCTCGACCAGCTTGCCCGAATACAGTTCGGGGTTGAAGTTGGTCAGGCCTGCCGGACCATAGTCGGGAAGGCCTGATGCGATGGGAACGCCCATGTGATATCTCCTTGGAAGGCGTTACCCCCTACCGGGGGGCGCGGAGCTTCAGCCGGGCCTCGAATTGCACGCGCTCGTTGTCCGTAACCTTCCTGAGAGCCGCACGTTTGTAGAAGTCCTTGATCTCTGCCGATGTCGGCACGGACAGACCTTCTGCACTCTGGGGGGCTGATGGCGGCTCGCCGCCATTCGCTCCAGTACCGTTCGGTGTCAGCGGGGGTGGCTGTGGTGTCTTCGCCTTCAAGTACGCCCGGAACATGTTGGCCACCTTCACGGCATCCAGCTTTCCGACGTGCGTATCGAGAAGTGCTTGGCGCTCCACGCCGGTCGATTCGTCTTCCTCTGCCAACCACGCTTTCCAGTCGTCGCTCGCGTCGATCACCTCGTAGTTCGGGACATGCTCCGCGAGCTTGTCCGTGAACTTCTCCTTGCGCTCCTTGGCCTGTTGCACTTGGCTTGTCTTGGCAGCCTCTCGCAGCGGCTTGATTTCCGCTTCAACGGCTTCCGAGATGGCCTTGCGCACCGTGGTCAGGTTTGCAGTGGCAATCGCTGTAGCTTCTTCCTCGCCCAGCACCGCGATCTGCTCGGGCGTGAAGAACTGCCCCAGGTCGATCGTGCCGCCGGTCGGCTGCGTAGCCTGCAGGGCTTGAATCTGCCCCTGCAACTCAAGAATCTGCTGACGAAATCCTTCGGCATCGGCCTTGCGGCCGTCGCGTTCCGCCCTGAGCACTCCTGCCGTTACGTCGAAGCGCTGCTTCCAGTAGGCGGGATCACTCTCTCGGGGGTCTGCTGCCGGGGGTTTCGGCTCAACAGGGTTCGCATTCCCTGCGCTCGATTCAATCGGCGGCGCGTTCGGGTCTGCTGGATCGGTCTTCGGTTCGTTCCGGGCTTCGATGTGCGCCTTGATGGCGTTGGACACTTTCAGTACGGCGCGAGGAAGGCGCGTTTCATTCAGGGCTGGTGTAGCCTGCATTTAGGTCTCCACGATCCAAGTCCGCCTATTGGCGACTGGGGTTCGCACAGGATGCAGGGACTGCGATTCCCGAGTTACGCAGCCAGCCGGGACGACGGGTGGGCCGTTTGCTGGTTGCGGGCAAGCCTTTCCTGGGCTTCGACGATATCAGCGATGATTTCACTGACTTCCAGCGCTCTGCCTTGATTCCGGTAAACCTCTTCACCGGTCACTCGACGCAGCGCAGCATCGCGTTCTGCCAGTCTGGCTTTCAACATATCGAGCAGTAACCGGCCGTCTGGTGACTTTGAGAGCCGGGCCAGAAAACCTAGTTGTATGCTGCTCAACTGCATAGTGGGCAGTGTACCCTGTAAGTAAGCGCTTGCGTCAATCTTCTAGCAGCAGGCGCGCTGCAAGCGCTGCTGCGCGAGCCTGGTTGGTAGACTTCAAACTCGCCTTGGCGATCGCCGCTTGCGTGTCCCGTGTTGCTCGGATCTCGTCCAGCATTTCACGTGTTTGCACGGTGGCCTCCCGCATATCCTTGGCCGCCGATTGCATGTTCTTCACGGCATCCGCCAGCGAAGCACGTAGCGCAACAGCCTCAGCGTCCTCGACGGCAGCGGGTTCAACTTCAGCCTCTGCCGCCGACGCCTTTTCGACTTCTACTGGTGCGTCTTCCTCGAGCGCAGGAGTAGGTTCTACCGCGGTTGGGCGGCGGTAGCCTACCGTCGGCATCGTGGTTTCTATCGGCGCAGCTTCCGCCTCAACCTCTGGCGCATCGAACACCCTCGCAGCTAGGCTCAGGCCCCGTGCGAGTTTTGCCGTGCTGGGCGGCCCCGGTGGGGGCGCGTCCGGCATGTTCGTGATGTCTTCCGGTAGTGGGTCTTCCGGCCCCTTCTCGTTGACTGCCTTGAAGCGGACGTTCCGGTTCGCGAGGTACTTCGGATCGAGCAGATCCTCGGTGGTGGCCGCGTCTACGCCGCCTGTAGCCGTCTGCGCGTCGTGCAGCGAGAAGCTCTCACCAACCTGCTCTACAGAAGCGGCTGACGTGGCATCCTGCCCGTCGATCAGCGCGATAGACTCATCTTGCGCAGAAGAGAATGCCGCGCTCGCGGTCTGTTCATCGACAAGCGCAACAGACTCAGCTTCGACAGCCGAGAAGATTGCGGTTACTGTCTGGCCATCCGATAGCGCAAGGGTTTCGTCGTTACTCGCTGCAAAGGTCGCAACTGCAGCCTGATCGTCCGTGAGCGATACGGATTCAGTGACGTATGAATCCGCTGTGACGGGCAGCCAAACAGCCTTCCATACGGGCTTCCAGATATCCTTCCAGTTACGGCCGATGATCACGGCTCAGACTCCGAATTCCGTGCCTGGCTGGCCGTCGCCGGTGATCGTTACATCGTTGATCTTCTGGATGTTCGCGTCCACGATTCCAGTAGTGACGGCGATCGTCATATCCGCGAAGTTTGCTGGGAATGTTTGCGTCAGCGCGTAGCCGGTCTTGCCGACGTTCCAGTCGCCCTTGCCGTTGAGGGCCGCCGCATTGACCGACGCAGCCGTGATGACATTGTTCCCGATCGACGCCACGGCGATACCCGCAGCCGCAGTGATGTTCGTCGGCGTTGCGAGTCCGTTCTGGATCTTGGTGACTGCATCTGCCTTCACGGCCGCCGCGTTGAGGGCGTCAGCGGCGATGCTCGTTGCAGTGATCCCATTCGCCGCTACGGTGGCAACACTGCCCGTCAGGTTACCCGTGAAGGTGGTCGTCAGAGCCGTGGTGACTGTCGTCGCGGCATTCGTGCCTGCGATGAAGTGCCCACCAGTAGCGCCCGGCACGGCGTCAATGAATAGCGCCTTGCCGATGCTCGATGCGGCCGTGAAGTCGCCAGCAACAGCATCCTGCCAAATGGTCTTGGGAGTGACGACTTGCGTCTTGCCAAGGGTCGGCGTACCTGTCCGCTGATCGTCTATGGCGACCATCCCCCGGACCTGGACGTTGCCGTCGGCGCCCGTCAGGGTCACCGTGCCGCCGCTCACTGCGTCGATGCTGATCGTCGTCGCGCTGGTGATGCCGCTGATCGAGATGCCGCCAGACCATCGGCGGAAGCTGATGTTCACCGTCCCCGCCGGCACCGCAAAGGCCGGCGCGGACGTGCCCGCTACGATGCTGGCGCAATCGATGAAGTCATAGTTTCCAGCAGCGCCAAGAGTCAGCGTGCCTACGAACTCGCAGTGATTGAAGTTCGCTGGAGGTACTGTTGCGGTCGCTCCGAACTCGCAATCTATGAAATACGGGAAGCTCGTTGCACTGGTGCTGGTGCTTGTCCCCGTGACGTTGATGCAGTTGCTGAAAACCGAGTTGCTGATGTTCTGCGCGGCCAGCGCGAGCTTCCAGCCGAAGCCGTCGAACACGTACCCGTCAACTGTGGCGCTCAGGGTTGCGGTAACGCCGGCCTGAACCCAGAACCTGCGCAGGCCCGTGTTACCGGCGACGGATAGCGCGGCGGCCATCGTGCTGACGGGGTTCGTCATGATGCCGTCAACGTAGATCGTAGTGTTCGTGTTCGCAACGCTGCCGATCCACACCGCGCCGTGCATGTACTTGCCGCGCTCGTTCGTCAGGTTCGTTGCGGTCGTGGTCGTCGTGACAGTCGGGATCACAGCCCCGGTGTGCGTCACGGCAGCGAGAGTCACCAGTCCGCTGCCAACGCTCAGTTGCGACGTGCCCGTACCTGCCGTGATGAGGGACGCATTCGTAGTGCAGGCGGTGTCTGGCAGTGCAGAGAACCCCGCGTTGGTGGCCGCCACGACCTCGTAGACGTCGCCCACGTCATCCATGCCTGAGACGGCAGCCCGCCAGGCCATCGGGCCCACGACATTGACATCAGTCGCGCCAAGCGCAAACTTGTAGAACCCGCTGGCTATCTCCGTGGCTGTGAGTGCTCCAGCAGCTGGATTCTTGAACGCAGCGCCATCGCCTGTCTCCCAGATCGTGATGACGGGAACTACGCTGATCTTCGGCGTGAAGTGATCCGTGGACGAAATCGCTCGGAAGACGACCGTCTTGGCTACACCAGCGGGGATTCGTTCGGGCACTTCGCTCTCCTATCCCATGTACGACAAGCCAGCAGGCTGGATTGCCCGAGTTTGACCGCTTCCCATAGCGCCTAGCCCAGCCGGCAGTGTCGCCGTGGTGATCGTGCTGCCGGCTGGAGCAGCCGCCACCGTCTCGTTGACGAACCCAGCACCCGGAATCAGGTTCTGCTTCGTCTCCGATTCGTTGACGAACCCAACGCCAGGGATCAGGTTCTGCGCAGCCATTTAGCTCACGCTGATCTTCGGATCGACGTAGATCGGGTTCGTTGCGCCTGCCGCATACAAACCTAGTCCAACACGGCAACGAATGTACCCAATCGAGTCGCATGACACGGTTGCGGTTAGCGTATTCGTCTCGGTCTCAGTTACGCCCGTCCACGCTTCGGAAGTGTCCGTTCTTCCTGTTCCAGTAGCAGTTGGATCACGGTGGATGGTTCCACTGACAATCGGACAGTCGTCGTCAACCTCAACCTGCGAGTGCGGAGAATTGGCAACCCGTGTCGTCCCGGTAGCCCCAGGCTCGCCCATGTACTCCACTTCCATCCACACCTCACCTTTGTTCAAGGCTGAGGCCCGAGTGGTTGCGATCTTCAACGCCACGGTCTTCGATCCGGTGCTTGGAACAAACACGCTGATCCACGGTGTATAGAGCGGGAAGTATTGAGTGACCGCCGCACTCGGACTCATCTTCAGCGAGTAGGACGTATCCGTACCGTCATCCTGCTCGCCTTGCGCTCCTCCGGTGGTCAGGTAGACATCCTGGTCATCCTCGACTACGCCGAAGAAGTTCTCCCTGTAGTAGTTCAGGATGTTTGCCGTACCGGCCCCTGGGTTTGCGTTGACGGCATCGCAGGCCATGAACTCAGCTTCGCATGTATTAGTGGAAGTACCTGTTACTGGAGTCGCAATGACGCAGTTGTGCATCGCGTAAGTCAGCAGTCCTGTGAGTGCCTGGCTAACTACGTTAGTAGAGGCCGACCAGTCGCACGAAAAACACTCGACAACTGCCTTGCATAGAGCCGTTGGAACGAACAAAGTCGTAGGAGCAGTTCCCGCTGTCGTGCAGTTCACGAATGTCTTCCGTCCTCCGGTTACGTTTAGCGCCTGCCCAGTCGCTCCGAATGTGAACGTACAGTTGGTGAAAATAAACCTGTTGCCGAAATTACCCGCAGTTCCCCCGAGTGTTATTAAAGCCAGCCCACTCGTTGAGTTTGTGTGAAGCGTACAGTGCGCGAATTCGATCTGCTGAAACGGAGCACCTCCTACAATAATGTCAGCACTGGAACTGCTGGCCCCTGCTCCAGCCTGTATCGTGATGCCGTGGATGAAAGCCCGCGCATCACCACTACTGGATGCGTTAATAGTAAAAGCAGTATTCCCACCGGTCGTTTCGCTTGCTCCGGTAGTCAGTGTCCCGACAGTAGTTCCCATTGCTGCGGGATTAGACCAAGCAGCATCTCCCCCATCCACGCAAAGAACCAGCACTGCGCCTGCTGTAGACCCTTCTGGAAAAGTCCAGGTTATCGCACCCCCTACGTTTGCAGCGTGGGTGTTGTGAACGTAGAAAATGTCCCCGGAACCTACGGTTACTGCGGCCACGACAGCATTTACCGACTCTGCTGCATTGGCCCATGATGATCCGCTGTCGTTTCCTGCTGTCCCCGCCCTGACGTAATACGCAGTCATCCAACCACCGAGATAGCCTCGGCCTCCGCAAGTTCGTAGATCAGATATTCACCCCGTGCCGTGCGCTCAGTTGTCTCGTCAACAGTATTCGGCACCCAGGCGCGGCGGGTGTGGACTTCGCCGTTGCTGGTCGTGAAGCGGAACAGGTACTTAATCGTGCTGCCGCTCACACGGGCCTCCAGCGTCTCAGCGTTCGTAATAGTGCTCATAGGTCAGACTGCCCTGAAACTGCCAGCCAACGGTCCTTCGCCGGGATCAGCGTCGAAGTGACGAAGCTGTTCCATTGAGCGGTGTTAAGGCTTCGGCCATAGGCGGCATTGAATGAGAGGCGCACCTGATCGCTCGTCAGGTTTCCGAGTTGGATCTGGTTCCACACCCACCAGACGAGGCGGCAGAATTCCAGTTTCTCACCGCGCTTGTACGTCTTCTGCACGCGCAACCAGAACCGGGCCGCGAACTCGGCGGAAGTCTGGTGATTGAGAGTGAGGGCCATTTAGTGCGAGTCGTGTTGGCGCTCTGTGGTCTTCACGCGCCCTCGGTAGTAGATCGTGTGCCAGGGCATCCAGAATGAATGCTGCCGGCGCACGGGATCGAACTGTTCAAGCAACGACGCATCGCCCAGGTGGCTCACCCACGCCACATGAGGGACCGGCAGGAACCCGAGAAACCTCTGCCCATCAGCGTTGCGAACCAGCAGATAGCCACCGTGCAGATACCAGCGCGGCAGCGCATACGTCCAGCAGTTCCCATGCGTTGCGTCGGGGAACACCTTGTCTCCGAGCACGGAAATCCAGGTCGTGAACGCCATCAGCCACATCGCGGCGCACCAGAATACGAAGCCGACGGAGGCCAGCACGATGTGAACCAGCTTTCTCATGTTGCTGCGGGAGTACCGCGTACTACGCCGCCGTCAGGGTGTAAACCACAGTCAGGGTATCCAGATTGGCGACAGTCTTCGCTCCGCCTGTGAAATCTCCAGCCGAGAACAATATGCCCGTAGTATCGTCCTTCGTGGCGCTGCCTCCGTTGTTGATGAAGCAACCGTCGACATTCCCGCCGGAAGTGATAGCGAAGGCCTGCGTCGGGCTGGTGCTGACTTGGCTCGCTGCTGCGCCCATTGTCACTGCCTTGCGGTCTCCGGTATACGCCGGCGCGTTTGCACCGCCTCGTTCAGTCCAGCCAGCGTGGGAAGCCTGCGTATTTGCGGCCAGAACGGTTCCTGCGCCCTTGAGCCCCATGCGGATCGTCTGCGTATAGCCGCTGCCCTTCAGGTACTTGTCAAGCAGATCGTCCTTCCCGACGTTCGTAACCAGATTCTCGAACGTCTCGGACGGACTGACCTCGAACTGCAGAGCGCGCATGGCTTCTGTCAGACGGTCTTCTTCCGCTCTGTCGCCGGCCATTGTGGCTGCGTTACGTGCCTCCCACAGGGGCATGAATTCAGCCAGCCTTTCGGGGATAGGCCGCAGATGCGATACCGTGTACTCACCTCGGACTTGCTTGTTCATGGCGTTTCCTACTCTGTTTCAGCACCAGCGAGTTCGCCGGTATCGCTGTAGTTGAACTTGACCTTCTTCTTGTTCTGCGCCTGGGTGGCAAGCGCTGCGGCGACGGCTTCCTTGACGATCTGGGAAAGGATGGTGGTCTGCGCGGCCTTGTCGCCTTCCGACGCTTTGGTTTGCAACCTCATCACCTCGCGCTGCGTCTCGTTGGTCAGTTTGGCATTGGCGAGTTCCTTCTCGTGCTGCATCTTCGCCTGCTCGACGCCCTGCTGCATCTGGATCATCTGCTGCTGCGACTGCGCCATCGCTTGCTGCTGGGCGTCGATGACGTCGTCTGACGGCACGACCTCGTCTACCGGCAGTTCCATCGATGCGGCCGTCTCACGCAACAGCGCGGCACGGTACTTGGCGGTGATGATCTGCGCGTCGATCGGGTTGGCCGTCATGGTCAGGAACTGGATTCGGCGCTGCTGCGCGCTCTCGCGGATCAGGATCGCGGCCGCACCGCGCGGCACGACGATGTTGTCACCCTTGATGCTCTCGTCCGGGTTGTAGAGCATCTCGTTCGTGAAGGTGTCGCCGATGGTGGGCGCGATCACGTTGATGTCGATGTTGCCGATCGCGCGACGAAGCCCCTTGGCGGCGTTGTTCATCAGCATGGACAGGCCGGTGGCCGTGTCCGCGCTGCCGCCGGCGCGCTCGTTGCCGTAGGTGTAGCGCGGGATGCCGGTGGAGTCATCCGCCCTGATCTCCCACCGCTCCAGCGTCGCCATCAGCTTCTCGCTGTTGTCGTTGGGCTGGAAGAAGCCGATGCCCGGGTTTACTCCCTGTGTCGGGTCTGACTTCAACTGCCAGAGTTTCCACGGGAACATCTCCATCGACTGCTCGCCGTCCGCGAAGCGGTCCGCGTGCACCCAGACTTGCGGCCCGGAGGCTATCGCCAGGTTGTCTGCAAGGGCGCAGGCGATCGCGTTGCACATCTGCTGGGGGGTAGCCGCCAGATCGGGGATTGAGCGCCCCCAGAAGGCTCCGGGGATCTCGTCGTAGCAGGCCTTGCGGTAGGGTCGCTGGCGCAGGGGGTCGGAGTTGATCGCAGCGTAGAGCACGTAGTGGCCGCACAGCAGCACATTGCACTCATACTCACGGGTTTCCTCGATGTCACCAGCGACGCCCCACGACATGAGTTTCCACCCCGGCACGCTGCCCCAGTAGTTCAGCGCGTCGATCACCCCCGGGGGCGACAACCACATGTAGAGCGTCTCTTGCTCGAGCCGCTGTCGCTCGCTCTCGGTCCACAGCCAGCCCTCGAGGTGTCCGTTGGTGTAGTCCCTCAATGCCGAATCGATCTGCTCGTCCTGATAGTTGGGCAAGCCCTTCAGGTTATACAGCTCGTCGCGGCGGAAGCGAATCCGCTCGATGAAGTCGCCCTGCTGCGGTGACTTGCTCACCGGCGCGGGATAGATGTCGAAAGGACTCACCCGCTCCCACGTCTGCTGCGGATCGTTCGACACGACCGGCTTGAACCCCGCGCCCCACTTGAGCGTGCGGTGCCGGGTGTAGATCGGCCCCTTGAGGATGGCTGCCGGGTATGTCACGAAGTCCTCGACGAAGGAATCCATCGCGTGCTCATAGTTGCCTTCGTCCAGCCGGTCGGCAATCTGCCGCTCCATGCGCTTCGCGCGCTTCTCGGCCACCTTGGTGAGCGTCGTCTCAGCCTCGTCGCGCAGTTTTTCGCCGATCTGTACCGTCAGTTCGTGGAACTCGTCCCGGGACATCACCGCGCCGCTCTGGCCGGCTTGCACGAGGGCTTGCTGCGCCTCGTTGATGGCCTTGTTGACGACAGCCACCTTGATCGATTTGGGCAGATCCGGGATCGGCGTCGGGTCGACGCCCCAAGGCTGCTCGCCGACGGGCAGCACGATCTCGCGTATCCACGCCGAGGCCGCGCGGCACTTGACTTCCGTCAGCGGGTGCCAGACGATGTTCATGCCACCGTTGCCGGCCTGCATGGTCGAGACCTGTGCCGCACTGTAGACCCCGCGCCTGGCGCGCAAGTCACTCAGCATCTTGACATCGATGCGGACCTTGGCGAGCTTGTTGCGCTGCCAGGCCCGCTTGACGTGGCCTGCAAGCGCCGTCTCGATCACCTCCGGTGTCAGATCCCGGGCTTCCGGAATAGCCGCCTTGTCTCGCTCCAGCGTCTGCTGGAGACCCAACTGTCTGACTAGGGGATTAGCTGGCATGGCGCGGATTATGCAACGGTAACGAAGTGAGTGGCTACATTACCTACTCCATACGACTGTTCGGCGCGTCACGGGGCGCACCTTCGCGGTGACGATCTTCCTGTCGATCAGTTCGGGGACGAAGCTCAACGCGAGGCTGTCTGCTTTGTCAGGACTCTTTCCTCCATTTTTTTTCTGATCTTTTTTTGACTGAAGCTGGATCTGGAAGGTTCCGCTGTATCCGTAGTCCAGGCTTGTGAGCTGGTCTGTCAGGTCGTCATCATCGGGGACTTGACCGTGCTCGAGAAACTCGCGCATCTTGCCCCAGCATTCTGACCGCTGGTTGAAGTACTGCTTGGAGTCTTTGGCCGGCTGTCCCCACTGTACAGCAATCAGTGGCGGAAGTCCCGGCATTCTTCGCAGCGACGAGTCCAGATCAGCCCCGTTGCCGATGGCGTCATATGCGATGCAGGCGATTGGCGCCTCTTTGCGCACGATCTCGAAGACCCGGCTGGCGAGGTCCGGGCCGTCGAACCCCGACAAGGACACCTGAAAGTGCACCTTGAGGCCTTGCCGCAGCGTGATGACGCTGGAGTCGTCGCCGAACCGCGCAGGATCGACCGACAGGATCTTCTGGTAGGCGTGGTAGAGCGTGGGGTCCAGCCGGCGCCGCCGGGCCTGGTTCACGAGTTCCGGGCTGATGAAGTTGCTGAAACCGGCGCGCGGGAACATCCCCTTGACGTGCACCCGCACGAAGTCGCCGTCCTCGCCGTACTGCGCAATCCAGTCCGCGATCAGGGCCTTGTTCGTGAAGCGGACGGTGCGGCCGTCGACGCGGGAGACGACATTGCGCCGCGGCTGGCTGCAGTTCTTGAAGAAGCGGCCGCTGGTGCGCGTCGGGTTGCCGTAGCGCAGCCAGAATATCTGCGTCTTGCCGTCGGTCAGCGCGCCATCCGTGCCTTCCCAGATGGGGTCATCGATCGCCGAGGCCTCGTCGAAGATGATGAGCATGCGCTTGCCCTGGTTGTGCAAGCCGTTGAACGCCTCGGCGTTGTGCTTGCTCCAGGGTATCGCGTCGATGCGCCAGGTCTTCTCGCGGTCGGGGTCGTCCTTGATGTAGAGCGCCGTCGCCGTCAGGGTGAACATCTGGCGGCCGATGAAGAGTTGGTACCACTTGCCCAGTTCGGCCCAGGTCTTCGTGCGAAGCTGGGTGTCCGTGTTCGCCGTGACGACTCCACGGGTATCGGCATGCGTGCTGATGGCCCACAGGCAGACCCACGCCACCAGGGCCGACTTCCCGACCCCGCGGCCCGCGGTGGTGTCCTCCTCGACGACACAGCCCTCGACGCCACCGGCCTTGATGCGCTCGCCCAGGCGGATGAGCTGCTCGGCCTGCCACTGCTCGGGGCCTTCCATGCCCTCGAGCATGCCCTCGCCCCACGGGAATGCCCACTCCACGAAGCCCAGCGGGTCGTCCTCGTAGTCGGCGAGTTCATCCATGAAGTCGCTGACCTTGGGGTGGATCTTGGAGGTGTCGCGCAGGGTCCGTATGTGCACCGGTATCTTTCCCTCGTTGGCC